ATAGCACTACGGCGTACACCGCCTACCACAACTACTTCGCCTATCTTACACATGATGTCATGGCATTCTAGTGAGGATAACTTACGGTTTTGTGCATCCTTGAATGTCTTAATTACAAAGTTAAACAGATCTACCAACGGAGCAGGTCCAGACGCTCTACCACCAAACGTTTTAAGTGGCGCACCTGAAGGTCTAACCTTAGAAACGTCCCACGTAGGGATCTCACCACTGTATAGTAATGCAATCATTTGTCGTAGCGCTTTAGCCCAACCTTCTTTGCTATCCTTTACAACAATGTTTGTTTCACTGCTCCAGAGAAATGGCACTTCAGGTAGCTTAGATATGGATTGACGCTCAACAGAGAAGCCTACACCAGTACCACACAATAGGATAAACATAGCTTCATCAAAGGCTTTAACATCATCTACAGCTAGGTAACTACAATTATACATACAGGTATTATCTCTGTCTGCTGCCTTACCTGCAGTCATTAAAGAGCGCATACTAGGCATAACTTCTAAGCCTAAGATTGCTTGTTCTAATTCATACTTAGTGTTCTGATCAACCAAGTCTCGTATTACATTAGCAGAGTATCTCTCAATGGTATTCTCCCACGATTCACGTCCATCACCCTCGTAATACTTAGCATAACGTGATTTGTGTATGAATGATTGATAGTCTGTTGGTAAGTGGTTGTTCATCTGTTGTCTCCTGATCCCTGTATCTTGTTTCGTTCCTTACGTGATGTAAGCTTCTCAATATTAATGTTAGCTATCTCGTCTAGGTTATACCCTATATCGTTAGCCAGGTTAGCCAAATACCAGAGTACATCTCCTAGTTCTTTGGCTACTTCATGTCTATTGAAATTGTTATCACGCACTTGTTTCTTAACCTTCTCGGCTATCTCACCTGTCTCTCCACACAAGCCCAACGTTGGGTATAGAACCTTATGTGTTGCAGGATATATAGCAAAGCTAACCGCCTTGATCTGATACTCTCTAAAGCTATTCATTTATCTCTCTCTCTTTTACTACTACATTGTTTACTTCAATATCATCTACGTCATAGAACGTATCTAACACTAAATCTTTTACATCATCCGAATGTGACTCCTCATGAGACGATAGGATGTTATTATTTTTACTGACTACAACCTGCATAGTTATATCAAAGTTCTTGTCACTCATTTATGTTTCTCCGCAAGAGCTTTATTCATCTTTGTTAGATACCACTCTGCTTTCTTCATATCTTCTACACCATTACCCTTGTATCTATATCTATGTTGATACTTAATCATGTTACCATGACAATACGCAATGAAACCATCTAAGCCTACTACCTGTTTGATATAGTCTATACATTCAATACCGCCTTGGTTGTAGTGCGCTGGGCGTTCTACTGGATCAAAACCCTGATCTTCTTGTTGCTTCTCCAAGTTCCATTTAGCCATTATGCGCTCCCTTTTGTCTTAGTAAACTTAGTCAATGTTATTATGTTACTGTCTTTATCTGTTTCATATTCTGCGAAGGGTGATTCATCTAAGTCTTCAAATAGTTTATCACGCCACTTAAGTACTTCATCTACAAGTTCTTCTTTATCATCTGAGTATGAGAGAAAGGATGTCATTAAAGTTATGATGTTAACCAAACCACGTTGTATATTGATATCTAGGCTAATGGTTTCATTCATAGCAACGCCTGTAGCTACGTCACCTTCCCATTCACCATTGGCTTCATACAAAGGTTTGATAACCAGAGCCACTTCATCATCTTCCAACTCGTATCTCATTAATCTTTCCTTTTTGTTTTAAGTACTATCTTATCTTTTTTAGATCTTGTACCCTTTTCTGTCAACCATTCTTGGGGTATTATTCGATGTGACCAAAGAAAATTATTCTTATCGCACCAATCACAGTATCTGCTCTTAGCACCCTTGTACAACTTGGCATTGGCATTACTAAATACAAACCTAATATCTAATTCTGGATGTTGTTTCTGTATAGCTAAATGCTTACGTTTATCATCATTATCAAGTATACCTTTTGTCTCAATTATGATGCCGTTGTCTAATTCAAAGTCTGGTGTATAAGTTCTGTAGCGTAGGTCTTCCCACTCTATCTTTAGTAACTCATACTTAACTTCTTTCTGGTGTTCAGTTAAGAATGCAGCGGCCTGTTTTTCAAGACCACTGCGGTAACGTCGAGAGTTGTGATATCTCGCTGTAGTTCTTTTAGCCATCAGTAGCTTCTTCAGGCTTAGCTTCAATCATACCTGCTAATTGATTACATCGTGCTTCAAGTACCTTAAATACATATTCGCATCTTTGCATCTCTTGTTTAGCAATCATAATTTCATTATACATAGCTATCTGATCTTCATTGAAATCTTCTGTATCATATTCTTTATCGTTAATAGTAAGCTTAGGCATTATCTTCTTCCTTTAAAGTTATATAGTCAATCATAGGTGGGTTCTTAGCCTTCGAGTTAGGCGAAGGTAGAGTTTGTAGTGTAGGCCAACACTTATGTTTAAATGCACAGAAGCCACATGTAACTCCTAGCTTAGTGTTACCTGTCTTCTTGCGGTAAAACGTTTCTTCGATAGCCTCAAATTCACGCTCAAAAGGTTCATCATTGTTGATGTAGTTTGTCAGGTCTTCGATATCATCAAGTACTGCTTGTTTATCTACACTATTGGCAGAGACATACTTAAATTCGCCGTTAGCCTTGTTGACTACCCACCAACCACCAACCTCTTTACCTGCGCCCTCTGCGTAGCCTACAAGCTGTGGGATGTAGCCGAAACTATCTCCTGTAGCTAGGGCATCAAAGGATGCAAACTTGTTCTGATATGACCAAGGCGAGGCTGACTTTACATCGTCAATCTTACCGTCTAATTCCATATCGTATTCACCTTTAATCTCCACACCATTAGGTAACTTAAGAGTGACGTAATCATTGTCGCCAAACTCAACGTTTGATGCTCTCATGATACCCTTGAATACAGCTTCAACTATATCCCCTAATATCATGTTCATCAAAAAGTGTGGTGGAAAGGGTGTCTTGTCTTTAGGTTCATTCTTCTCAAACCATAGCTGACATCTTGGCTTACCTATATTAGACATACGCAAACGAAAATCATCACGAGGACCACTGTCGAACTGCTTAAACAAAGCATCCTTAACATCAGAGGCGACTTTATCAGCCACCTCTTCAGTCATAGTGGACTCACCTGCCATAGCCTTTTGTAGGAATGATACCATAGCTAATTCTGCAGGATGATTCATTAGTCAGCATCCACATCTACAATAGAACCTACAAGCTCAGCGTCTGCTGCACTCATACCCTTGTCAGAGCGTTCATTGTATAAGTCTAGGATCTTACCATTGCCATACTCAATAAACCCTAGGAAGTCCTTGAGCGTTTGATTGTCAGCCTCAGTAAGTTCTACCTTGTCTCCTGCCTTAGCAGTGATGTAGCCAAACGTAGCACCTGTTGGGATAGAACCTTCCTGACCTGCTAACTCCAGGTTAGACATGATAGGCAAGAGATTAGCTCTCTGCACTGTCTTCAAAGCACCATCTAAGTTCTTTAGACTGTCACGGTTCTTTACATCCATTACAAATGGTAGGTCTACATACTCTTTAGAGATAGGCTCACCATGTTCATCTATAGGGGATTTGACAGTGAGTAGACCCATGAAGATCTTAACACGCTTAACAGTACGCATTAGATCCTTAGTAGCTTCTGGTAATGCATTCCAATCTTCTACATAACCTGATGGCCTACCTAAGTTGAAGCCACCTACGCTATCCTGTAGATCCCCATTGAGTGAAGTAGTCATAACAGACTTCTCCATCTCATTAGTTGATGCATTCCAACGTTGCCATTGTTGGCGTTGGGCGAATACACGAATGCTTACTTGTTCTGCATAGAACACATCGTCACCCTGCGTAATCTTGTATGCACCTACAGGTACTACATCTGTCTTGATCTTCTTACCTGCAAGCTCCATTTCACCCTTCAGGGCTGTACTTACAACGTTAATACGTGCAAGAGAAGATGCTGATTGTTTAGTTTCTGCGGATACACCCATCAGTGCAGCCATAGAGGCATTATCCATGCCAGTTATTGATATTTCTGTACTCATTATTTACCTCATGAGATTTGTGTTAAAGAGACTCAGTTATACCGTCAAACGTCCTGTACGTCAAGCCAATTCGGACCTATTTTAGATTCTAATAGCAGTGGTACATTCATTTTAACGCCATAAGATTTCTCTATCAGGTTGGTTAAATCATCGTTCATATCTTCAATTATTTGTAATACCTCATCTTTCTCCTCTGGATGCACATCTGCCACACTTGAATCGTGTACAGTATTAACTAAACAAGATTTTAGATGCTTCATCCTCTCTTCCATTTCAATCAACACAACAGGTACAACATCCCCAGTAGCAAAGCCTTGTACTGGGTAGTTCTTAATCATGGTAAAGTGTGATACCCCACCCCTTGCATTGCGCTTAACATCAGGGAAAGCATACTGTCGCCCTGACTTATTAGTTATCTTATTAAATCGTATAGCCTCATTGCCTAATTCTTTGTGCCACGCAGCTACACCCTCATACTTCTCATTAAAGTGTATGTAGTATGCCTCTTCAGCCTTAGATCTACCATACCCAGTAGCCCCGAAAAGGGGTGCAAATGTATGTGCTTTGGCATCCTGGCGAGATGTTGGTTGTCCTGCATCCGATATAACTTTAGCAGTATAACTATGCACATCAAACCCTGTAGCTATCTCTTCTATGGCAACAGGATCTTGTGCTAGGAATGCAGCAACTCTAAACTCAAGCTGAGCAAAGTCAGCCTCTAGAATGTGACCACCCTTCCATCGAGATACAAACACCTTCTTAACAGGGAATGTACCGCCTCTTGGCATGTTCTGCATGTTAGGGTTACGCCCACTAAAGCGTCCAGTAGCTGTAATGTGTTGAGTTAAACCTACGTGTAGAAAGCCATCTGGCTTAGTGAAGGTGTCAATACCCTCAACAAAGGCACTCAGGTAGCTACTAACAGCAGACAAACGCTTCAGGTCTGTCAGGAATGCTACAGCTTCATCCATCTTCTTAGTCTTAGCA